TGATACTACACTTATCTCGCTTCCTTCATGTCTTATTGCTTGGTCTATTAAAATAGATAAAATAGCTATTGTTTTACCTGCTGACGATCCACCTCTTACAATCTTAACTCTTTTGTCTAGTTTAAGAAGTTTGTCAAACGCTATCGTTTTCTTTACACGCATTAGTCAATAAACAATGGGGTATCTTCGTTTATTGTAATATCTTTTGTTTCTTTTGGTTTACCAGCATAGTAGTTATAAAACAGCTGTACGTATTTAAAGTCTCCTCTTTCTACTCCTTCTTTCAGAGCTATATATGCAGCATCTTCTAATGGACTTAACTTTTCTATTAAGTTAATCTCATCTGCTTTAGATTTTCTACCTGCTCCTTGTCTTTTTCCTCCATGTGCCATAACTTGAAAAAATTTGATTAATCAATAGTACAATAAAAAATGTTATCATTTGTTAATCAAGCATATTAATCTGTTCATACTTTTTCTGAAGTTTTTCATATTGTCTTTTAAGCTCAAGGTTTTGTGCTAATATAGCTTCTATGTTTAACTCGATTCTATGTTTTGTTTCATCATACCCTAATAGCTTTCTAAATTTATTGCTTATTCTGTTATATGTATTAAACAATCCTTCATCTTGCTTTAACCAAAAAGGTAAAGAATTAGCAGCATGCATAACTGTTGCGTGATTCTTACCTACAGACTTACCTATTTTTAAATAAGTCATATTAGTGTACTTACGTAGTAGTGCATAGTACATTGCTCTTGCTTCGACATTTTCTCTGTCTCTACAATGCATTACGTGTTCACTATCTAAATCAATTGTTGTCTCTTCTTTTATTATATTTTTTAAATCTTTCGTGATCATAATATTTATTTTCGTTTATTGCCTTTAATATTCCAGCACATGCTTCGTAATTCTCTAAAATTTCATAAAGCTTTATAGCTCTTTCTAACTCATCAACAGACGCGCCAGAGGCTAAATCCATAAGTGCCATTAGATAATACCTGTCTATTTCTTCGTCCATTATGCCAATGTATCTCGTATAACATAATTATTTAGTTCTTCTTCTTTGTTTATAAAATACTTTTCATAGACCCTAAGTCCATATTCTAATTTTTGTTTACCTGATTCATAAAATGATTCTTCACAGTCATATATTCCTAGATCTCCTGATGTTTTATCTATTACAAAGAAATAAAAATTTTTATAATCTACCTTAAATAAATTACAATATATATATAATTGAACATCATAAGAGTATTTCTTTGCTGACCATTTGAAAGCTTTTAGATCAGAAGTAGTTTTTAAGTCTGCAACAAATCCATCTCCTAATAAATCTGCTTTAGCTCTGAATGGATAACCATGTAATATATCAAAACCTGGTTGTTCGTATTCTGAATCTCTAGTTAATTCTTGCCACATCTCATTTTGCTTTAACGCATCAACAGTATACATTGCTTTATCATATTCTCTTCTTGTATATACAAATTGATCTGTTCCTACTTCTGCTACTTTATCTTTATATTTTTTTGTTGTTGCTGATTGTACTTCTACAATATGGCATAAGCTGTCTAACTTTTCAGGTTCTAATGCTGCTAAGTGTATTAACCTACCCATTTTAAACGCTGGACTATCTGTTTTGTAATTCAAACTTCTTGCATAGCTTTTAGGTGAATCAATTAGATATTTAATAGCAGATGAACTCAATGCATATTTCCCAAGCTCTCCATAATAAAAAGAGTCATCATACATTTTCTTTAATAATTCTTCTTTATCGTATACATCTCCGTTTAATAATCTGATTTGTTCAAATCTATCTTTTTTAGCATGTATTGATTTCATCTCTGGTATAGATATAAAACATGTATTGTTTGAATTATAACTTGGTGTTATATTCATTAATAACGCGTCTATCTCTCTAGGTCTAGTAAATTTAAACTCTTCTTCATTAATCTTTATACATAAACCTTCACTTGCCCATTTTTTAAAGTTTATTTTAGGCGTCATAAACGTTATATTCTTCCAGTTTGCTTTTTTAACTACTTGCTTCATCTTTTACAAATGTATTATTTATCATCTTACCTTTTCTTTCTTTAATCTGATCATAAGCACTATCTATACAGTGTTCAACTTTATATCCGTATAAATGTGATAAATTAGTTAATACTACTATCATGTCTCCTATTGCATCAACTATTTCTGGTTCATCTTCTTTTAGTATTGCTTTTGAAAGCTCGCCTGCTTCTTCAATTAATTTTACTAATTGTGTTTTTGGATCTCCATTTTCATATAAGCCTCTTTCTTCTGCCCATGTTCTTATTAATTCAAATCTATTCATTATTTCTATTTAAAAAATTATTATATATATGTAAGTTCTGAGAAAAATGATAATAATAACCTATTTTTAGTTCTAATCTTTTACTCATCTCTTCTTGCAATTTGCTAAAGCAATATTGGTCATTACAAAAACCAAACCATAAATCATTTGATCTCATAAGCACACTCATGTTTAATCTATCATTTAATATACTAAAATTAATAGCATACGTACATGGCGTGTCATTTTCAAAATTATATCTTTCTTTTGCATTGTATATACTTATACTTGCTCTTCTACTATCTGGATTATTTTTTAATTCATCTACTACATAATCTAGTTGATTATTTTTCATCCAATGATAACCGTAATTAGAGTTAACATTACCTGAAGCATCCATACACGAGTACCATATTTTTGCTTTCTTTGCAATTTCTTCTGCATTTGGATTAGCTGTCAAATACCATTGCCATTCATATTGCGCGTACTTACGACTCCAATTACGAAACTTCTCTGTTATATTATTTTCCATAGGATCTTTCAGATAAAACCCTACATTCAATGCAGCTTTTGTATCTTGTATATTTATACCTTCGTTTGATATTTTTTTATACAGATATATAAAAGCTTTGTTAGCGTTATCAAATACCATTTTGCTCTAAGTTATTTAATGATGCTAAATAAGCTACTGCATCTAATAAGTTATCTTCTTTATAGTGGTAAGCTTCTCTTGCTAATTTCATAGCAACCATACAAAGATGCATATCTCTGTTTGTTATATCTTTACCAGTCATTTCTGATGCAAGGTCTGCGGCTCTTTGCATAGTTTCAAGCATAGGACCATACATCCTTTCTTTTTCTTCGCCTCTTGCGTTTATTATTTCGTCTGCTTTTCTAAGTATGTTCATTTGTTTTTATTTAGAGTTAATATAAAGTTAATAATTATAATCCTAATTTTTTACTTTGATTATATTTTTTTACAATTTTATTTGCTTCTTGTAATTCTTTCTCAACTCTTCTAGCTCTTTCTAAAGCTCTAATTTTATCAGATCTATATGATTCTATAGTTTTATCATACGTTTTTCTTTCGTATTCTAAGTGTGCTACATATATTCCTATCTCTGCTAAACATGTTTTACAAAGCTTAATGTCTTTATTATTTGATTGTTTACCCCATTGGATTAATTTATTTCCAAGTGTTTCGTAGTTTGTTAGATATTCTAGTTCTTTTATTAGTTCCATTTTATTTGTATTCATTGTAAATTGCTTTTAACCTATTGTAAACCCCATTGACAAAACAAGGACTACAACTAGTTGGTTTCTTATTGTCTTTAAATACTCTGTTATATATTATAAGTATTCTTGCTGTATCTTTTATTTGATTTGTTTCATTTTCAAATATACCTTTTAAAAAATTATATTCATCTTCTGAAAACAATTCAGGCATTCTATAAGGAAAAAGTTCATTCAGTTTCTTTTTTCTTTTATCACATCCACAGTCTACGTCTAACGCATCTGCTACTGTATCTACTACTTTTTTTATTCCTGTTGCTGTTGTTATTTTCTCAACAGTATCACCAAATCCTTTTTCAGATCTAGCTTTATGATATTCAAAATTTGCTTTAAATGTATTATAATCGCTCATAATCTTCGTTTTTATAATCTTCGTAATCTTCTGATAATTTATCTTTAATTATATTTTTTGAATTTTTTAATGTATTAAATATACTAACCCAACTTATTTTTGTTTCTGATGCAATTTTTCTTATACTCATTGGTGTATCTCTATACAAAATAAATAATTTTTTATCATACCAATGCCAATTTTCTATTTCTTCATCAATTTTTTCACAAATTTTATTATAAGCTTCTTGTTCTCTTAAGTCATTTGTATCTTCTAACTGAAGGATACCATCATCGATAGAAACTTTCCTAACTTTACGCTTGCTATTATAATAAAGATAATATGTAGTACGCAAAGTAAAATACATATAACCCCTACGTATATTCCCATTTTCAATAACTTTCTCTGGTTTAGCATATTTATATAATATTAAATAACTTTCTTGTACAATGTCCTCTGCATAATCATACTCGCCAAAACCATTAACAATTCTGATCCATTCCTTATGTTGTTTTGCAACTATTTCTAACCACTTTGCTGTTCCCATTTCACAGTAACATTTATAAAACCAACACAACACTGTAGTGTGTATTCGTCAAATCCATCATCATATTGTTCTTTGTGATATAGGAAACCCATCATAAAACCTTTTATAAGTGCAATATATATGTCAGCGTGTTTTACTTGTCCAATCATGACAAATATTGTAGTTATAACAAGTAATATAATAAGTATCAAAATAATAAATCTTTTGTTTTTTCTGTTAATTCTTTATCCATGAAAGTAAAACCTATATTATTTAATAGCATTTTTAATTTTATAGGTTCATCAAAAGGAGTACATCTTCCTCCTGTTTCCATTTCTTTTATTTTTAATATATAAAGATTAGAATAAATCCAATCTGTTGGATGAGATGTATATCGATGTATACAAATCAGATCATCACATCTATTACCCCACTTACCTCCTCCTTCTACACTTGCCATATTAAGTGGCATAGGTAGTCCTTCATATTCATGACCTTTAGGATGTGTTCTTCTTAATGCTTCTGTTACTCCATGAGCATTTAAAAACACTGTAATATTATTTTTCTTTGCAAACAACCTAAACTCTGTACTTACTTGATAATCGTACTCATGTCCTCCTACTTCTCTATATAGTTGTTTGTCTTTTACTAAAGAATTATATGGATCTATGAGTATTGCATCATAATTCCATGCTTCTTTAATTTGTTTAGCTTCTTCTAAAAGTTCTGTATAAGTGTAAAGCTCTTCTACATCTATGATCTTAAAATATCTATCAGACCAATTTAATGCATCTTGTATCTCTGCGTCTTCTGCCTGTGTTATAGGCTTACGCATTTTAAACTCTACTAATTTTCTTTGAACTGATTGTGGAGTATTTTCTGATGACCATATCAGAAATCTTTTTTTGTGTTTAAGAGCCCAGACAACGAATAAATACAAAATAACAGTTGTCTTTCCTACATTAGCATGTCCTATTAATAAATTAAAGTTTCCCTGCTTATATCGTAAATATTCGTCTATTTCTGGGTGTCCTATCTTTAAACCTTCTTTTACTCTTCCGTGTTTTATATCTAGTAATTTTTTAAATATTGAGGAAGAGTTTACTATCATTTATTCTAATTTTAAAAAGGTAAGTTGTCTCTGTCTGGCATTTGTGCAGATGCAGAAGTTTCTGCAACTCTGTTGATAATTTTCCAACCAGTTACATTAATGTAGTATTTTCCTTTATACTCGTTAGATCTTAAGTTAATAGCTACAGTAACTTCATCTCCAACATTAAGGCCATTTACTAAATCTATATTTTGGTTTACAAATTCCACAGGTATTTTTTGTGGATATTTTCCTGGAGTTTCTATTAATACAATTTTCTTTTTAAACTGTTTAATAGTTTCTAAATCTCCTATAGATTTTATAGTTCCTAATAATTCCATTTTTATTTATATAAATTGTTAAAGTCTTCTGTTGTTGGTTTCATATTACATTCAAAATATAAAAACTTTCTCAACATGTTTATATCATTCAATATGTTTGTTCTCTCTTCAGAGGTTGCTTTTTGCCATTTATCTGACAATACAATTTCAATAGCTCCTTTTGCAGCTACTTGATTTGTTATAGATTCTTGTTGTGTAGACGTTGCTACAACTTTATCACTCTTTGTTATCATTAAAAAAATTGTTTAATATTAATTGTCTGTCTTCCTTACTTAAAAAATCGGCTTGTAAAATTTCAAATAAAGTAGATCTTAATTTATCGATTTCTTCTTGCTTTTTCTTAAGCAAATCAATATAATGTAATTCAATCATATTATAAATCTAATAAAAAAAATCATATTATTAAAAAAATGTTAATAAAAAAAAAGAGAGACTTGCTATTACCTAAATCTCTCTCTTTAAACAAAGAACAATAAAAAACTAGAAAAACTCATGTATGAAAAGAAAAGTCCTTTGATTTCTCGTTATACTCTTCAATCATTTCCATGATTTCTATATCTGTAAATTTAGCTGTCTTAAGACTTTTATTGTATAATTCTTTTGATAAGTTTTCGCCAAGATATAAACTATATTTATACTGCTCTCCATATTTAAACACATTACACGCTACGCATTGAGCATGTACATTTCGTTCATCCCATCTAGTTGAATAATGTTTTCTTGATATAAAATGACCAGCTTGTATTTTAGTCCAATGTGTTTTTTCACCACATGTAGCACATCTACAATACCCTTCTTGATCTGCATCTCTTAATCTTATGTATTTAGAAAATACAGCATCTAGTTTTTTTATAAGGTTCTTTCGTTTAGGTTTTCTAGCCATTTAATTATTTATCTTAATACCACTACCCACCAAAGTTATCGACTTTTTTTTAAAAAGTAAATAGTTGACAAATTGTTTTTATTAACAATCATTGGATTTTTCCTCCTTTGCTTTTACCTGAAGGTGCTGATGGTGAAGGTGTAGGGCTAGGAGAACTTGGAACTGGTATACTGCTTCCTCTATTCGAGTTACTATAAGATGGGCTATATCCAGATCCACCACCATTAAATCTATAGTTATTATATGGATAATATTGATTATAATAATTAGGGTATCCATAAGGAGTGTAGTAATTATTAAAGTATGGTCTAGTTCTATAAATATATACTGGGTAATATTTAATTTTAGGTTTTGATATTATAGTGTCTTTACCTGACTTATATATACCATCTTCAAAATATTGTAAATTTTCAGGCCAAACTTTTTGTAATCTATCTACTACACTACTTTTAATCGTATAACACGAAGAAAACGTTAGTAATAATAAAAAAGGTATTATTTTTTTCATATTGTTCTTTATAACTCTACACCTCTTTTTTGTAGTTCATTTAAAATTAAATGTTTTTTTCTTCTATATATAGAATTACTAAACATCTCTTTTAATTCTTCAGTTTTAAAACTACAAGGTGGATAATGTCTCCACGTGTATAGTTTATCGTTTATTATCTTGCCTCTTGTATCTCTCTTATACTCTTTTGTAGAAGGTTTTAATTTTATAGACATGTTATTTTGCTATTGACTTAAATTTCTCTGCACCTCTTGAACCAAAGTATGCTACATAAACTGTAATTAGTAAAGACTTTAATAAATCAACCCAACCACTATCTACACTAAAGTCTAAACCTGTTGAGTCTATAAATATAAGTAACATCATAGATACAGTTAAGAATATTAAAGCAAGTGGTCTTGTGTTTTTAGACAGCCAAGAATCACTCTGCATATCACTTGCCCAACGTTTAGATACTTCTTGCATTTCTACTGTATCTTGATTTAATAATGCTAATGCCTTTTCTTTATCTTCCGCTGGTAAAACTGGATCTTTTTCTATAAGATTTTTTACAATACCAAAGACCCCTTTGTCAGGAAGTACATCTCCCAGTGATCCTATAATACTAGAACCTGCTCCAGATAAAAACTTTCCTACTTTAGTATCTTTTAATTTCTTCTTACTCATTTCTTTTTCATGTGTTTTGTTAAATGCGGATATTTTTCATACAAAAAATCTTCAATTATTTTATATAGCTTTTTTGCTATTTTCATATCTGCATATAATGTGTTTTACCATCTCTTTTAAACGCTTTTAAACATTTGTTTCTGTTGTCTCTTTCGTTTTTATAACTAACATGTACCCAATCAGGATTATCATCATCACCAAATTCCCATATCATCTGATCAAAGTCTAAATTTTCTTTTATATAATCAAACATTTCTGCGTTGGTTTTATGACCATAAACATCATCTATATCCATAGCTCTACCCTGACAATGTTGAGAGTTAGAGCTGCCACCTATTGCAGTATTTAATTCAGGACATCTAAACATACTATTAATCTTTATAGGACCACCTACCCATTCTCTTAAAGGTTCAAATACATTATTAGCTAACGTTCTCATGTTGCTAGTCTCATATTCACCAGGAGAATTATCTATGTTTAAACGTAAAGCTGTATTTGATTTGATGGCTTCTCTATAAGTTATGTGTGCACTTATATTGTTCATCTTGTTACATTTTAATTTTCTTCAACCAGTTATTCCAGGCATTTGCTACCTTGTTGTTAAAGTTTTCTAGTTTGTTTGCCAACCATCTTAATATTCTTACCATAATTTAATTGTTTTTTAATAGTTGATATATTTTTATTATTGTATAAACGAGCGTTGCAATTATTAGAAGTCCTTGTAGTACTGCGTTTATTTCTGCTATTGTTATTATATAAACTGCAACTCCTAATATTGTTGGCTCAAATCCTTGCATTATCTTCTATGCTTATTTATAATAGCTTGTATGCTATCTAATCTTACTGTTATTTCCATTGTTAATCCTGCTTCTAATCTGGAAACGGGACTGTTGTTTTTATATATTACGATTGTGGGAACGCTTTTGATGCTTCTTTTAACAGCATCGCTTTGGTCTTCTACATAAGCATATTGAACTTTAGTGTTTCTTAACTTATCTAAATTTTTATAACTGTTTCTCTCGTTCCATTTATAATTAAAATGTACTGTAGTTATATCTTGACCATAACTAAATACACTAAACAGCAATGCTAAAATTAATATTCTCATTTTTTAATTATTTCAAATAGTTTCTCATCAATATTCTTAACAGTCTCATCTATCTCTTCTACCTTTTTATTTGTATTTATGATATTTTCTCGGATCAATTGATCTTTAAGATCATACTCGGTTCTAGAAACTTCTGGTTCTGGCAGCTTTTTAGCTTCTTCTATATCTCCTTGTAGTGCATACCACATACCTACTAATGAAACTATTCCTGCACCCATCATAATTAGGTTTTCTATTGAAACATTTACCTTTTTCTTTTTAATATCGTCTATATCTAAATCTGCCATAATTAATTAGTTTATAAAATTTCACAATTATCACCTCCCCAAAATATTCCGTAATAATGATAGTTTAAATCAGACCTTCCATTTATCGGGTACCAGTCTGAATTTGTTAAAAGTCTATCACTTGTCCAGTCTAATCTAATATATTCACCAAATGCACCAAAATTAAGATTATATTCTGCTGAACTTGAAGAAAATCGTAATACATCATCAAACCTATAAAGACCACCTGATACTGAATCATATAAAGGTTGGTAAATATCTGGACTTTCATTAAAATTAATAAACATAACCCTAACATATTTTGGGTCTGCACTATCTGTCATACTATACACAGTCCTTGTAGAAGTACTAAAATTACCCAGCCACATACCCATTTGTTGATGAGGTTTTTCTGCAAAACAATAGAATGTATAGTTACGACCATTAAATGTACCCGTATCGTAGTTACCTCCTGCTATTGTGTCACTATCTGGATATGAAACTACACCTGAAGTTCCATAATTATTTGCATTAAGAAATCCTTGGCCTGTTCTTTGTTCATCATGTAATACATCGTCATAATAATTAGTGATTGGAGTGGATGAATGATCACCATAAGTGCTAACTACTATTTCTGGAGCAACCCCTAATCCATGTCCAAAAGTGGTTCCGCTACCACTAGAAGTAAATTGTACTATAGAGAACCCTGCGTCAGCAGATGCCATAACGGTACTTGTTACGTTACCATCATTATTGGTTACAGATTCATTACCTGCATATAAAGCTAATCCAATATAATCTTTTCCTGATTGGTTTATACTACCACTTGTTGAACTATTACCTTTTATAGTAAAACCATCTGAATTCCATTCAATTACTTGATTAGAGCCATTTGATACATTTGTTCCTGATGAACCACCACCTTGTGAAGTGTGCCACCAAGTATTTGCTTCTAACTTATGAGTATAATATTCATAAGAAGACTCTGATTTTTTTCTAAATTTGATAAAATCAGGTTCAAATGACATTCCAGAAACTGTAACATCACTAGTTCCTCCTCCTGTAAACTCAAATATCGCTGCGTAAGGTCCAGCGAATGACCCACTTGCTGCGGGTATTCTTTTATTCAAACTCATAATTAACTACACTTTTTTTAGTTGTTAAAGCATTTATTTCAGATTCTTGTGTGTCATGGTCGCTTAATATTGTTGATCTTGCGTCTTGAACATCTTGTGGAATATCAATACTTCTTTCAGCGTTTCTAATTACATACCAATCTGTTTCTGCTAACTTATTATTAGTGTAGTCTCTTAATGCATCTATCTTGTTTGATTTTAATTCAGACAAAGATTCATCCCAAGTTTTGTTATTAACTGGATAAGTAAATACACTATTATCAGAATCAAAATAAATATCACCAATACTTTCAATATTGCTATTATGATCAGGCATTACAACATTATAAAACCCATAAGATTGTGCCTCTTCATCTGAAAGATTATTAAATCCTGCGATTATATTACCCCAAGATTTAGGTAAGTTGTTGTATGTTTTAATTTCTCCGTTTATATCTATTGCGTACATATTTTTATTATTTATCTATTAACTCGGTGTTGTATCTGATGTGTATGTTGCTACTTGATAGTTGAAAATAGCATTTGCTGAATCATCTATACATTCAACTATAATTGAATTAGTTGTACTACCATCATAATCAACAGCAGCTAATTTGTTAAATGTTTCACTTGTTGCTGCATCACTATCAAAAGTAATTGTTTGTGCTCCTGTTAAATTATAGAAAGTAATTACTTGTCCCTGCTTAAAGTTTGTAAAATCAAACTCTATTGCTCCTGTTAAAGAAGAACCCATTTTAAACGTAGTTCCTGCTGACCAATCAATACTTACTGCTCCTGTGTAAGTAGTTATATCAACTTTAGCTGTATATCTGTCTTCTAACTTAGCAAATGTTACATTATTATCTGCTATATGTACCGTATCAACTGCACCATCTGCTATTTGACCAGAATCTACTGCGTCATCAGCAAGTTTCGCTGCGGTAACTGCATCATCAGCTAATTTTGCTGTTGTTACTCCTCCATCAGCTACTCCTCCTGCACCAGCGTATAACTCTGTAAAGTTATCATTGGTTTTGTCAAAGGCATCTCTTATTGGATCCCCAGTACCGTCATTTGCTGTAGTACCTATGTTTATTGTTTGTTTTGCCATAATTTATTTTTAATATAATGTTATATCTGCTGTATATACTGTTGTGTCTACTGTCTGATCCGTTGTATCTGCTCTAAAATAACTTCCATCTGCATCAAAAGGATATATAATCCCCCAACCATTTGCTTCATTCGTGTTTCCAAACCACGATACTGGATATATTGAACCGAAACTCATATTATTACAATAAGTTTTTTAATTTTTTGTTATTCTTTGTAAGCTCTAGAATATATTTTTTTAATCTTGTTATATTATATTCTTTTGGCTTATACTTTTTCTTTATAAAACCCATCCTTCGAAACTAGCATCTTTATCTGGATATACATCTTCATTAGAGCTTGAATTATACTCAGGAAAGTCACTATTGTTAAAACTCATGTAACTAATAAATCTATCAGTATAATATTGTGCAAGATCTCTTTCTTTTTCTATTAAGAAGTCTACTTCTTCCTTTTCTACATTTGATGCATTTTCACTTGTATGTTTATAAACCCCCTTGTTAGCTACTGTATAGGCAGCAAAAGGTAAATACTCAACCATAGCCCAATGGATAAGCATTGGCTTTACGTAATCTGTTACAAGACTTAAATAATTTCCTGTAAGACTACTAGCAATAATATCTGCTTCTATTTTGTCTAATAAATCTGTACCTAAATAATTTTGTATATGAATGTCTTGTGCAATCTTAACAAACTGAATAAATTTGTCAGTATCAACGTTTCCGTTCATTGCTGTAAACTTTACTATATCTTTTCTACTAATTAATAATGCTTGTGCCATGTTTATCTTGGGTTTTTATATCCTTTATTTGGCATGTCTATTGGTCTAGTTGCCACTTTTTTATCGTTTGTCTCTGGTTTAAATCCTTCTTTTTTTGCTTTATTCACAGAAACCTCTGATCTAGGGTTTTTTGGGTCTGGATTTACATTTCTTTTCTTACTCATGTAAGTTTTACGCATCCAGTAGTGATGACAATTAGCACCACCTTTATATAACCATATATCATAAGTATTTGCTCCGTCAGGACCAAAGCCTGCGTTTACTGTTCTATTAGACATTTTATCTATATCTTCTTTTCTGTAAATCTTTTTAGCTGATACCATTTTTCTACAAAACTCTCTAGAATTATCACTTACTTTTAGTGGAGCATATTGATACCTTACTCTAAATCTTAATCCTTCTTCATTTTCTCCATCTTGTTCTGATTTCGCATTTGGTCTTGCTGTTCCTGTACTTGCTAATCCTAACATTTTATCTAATCCTTCTTCTTGCTCATAGTCTACAGCTCTTTCATCTACAAGTTCCCAGCCATCATCTAACATGTCTTGCTCATCTTGACCTGCTTCTATTAACTCATCAGCTATTTTATTTAATGTTTCATCATCTATGTCTGCTGATAATTTAACTCCTGTCTCTTCCTCTCTAGATTCATCTGTAATAGCATTGTCTGTTTCAATAAATGCTAAAGGTTGTAATGTTTTAAAGTATAGGTTTAAACTAATGTTGTTTACAGCTAAAACTGAATCTATACAACCAATTAATAATTCTTGATAAGGTTTAATTGTTATGTTGTCAAATAATAAAGACGCTGTTTTAATTTCATCTGCATTTGAACCAAGTCCAGTATTCTCTGTTCTAATACCAAGTAATAAAGGTGATGTTACTCTATGACCAATTATTAGCTTTCTAGAACATTCATTAGCTAAATATTCGTAGTGTGCTGGTGCATCACTTAATGGAACATCATCTATTGTTGTTTTACTCTCTTGGTTATTGTTAAATGCTATAATAACTTTTTCTCCTCTTGCTCCAGTTAATTTGCTCATTACATCATTTTTAACCTGGAATTGCTTTTCTCTATCAGGGACTCCGTTATTAAAATTGACAACTTTAGTTCCTGAAAATCCGTTTTGAACATCATTGATTAAATAATCTGCTATTTCTGACTCTAATTCAGCATAAGCAAGAGCTCCTTGATAATCTACTGGACAATAATAATCATATCCACTAACATATCTCTTTACAATTTTTATTTCTGGTTCTTTACCATTACCAAATCCAAATGCAGCAATTCTTTTAGGCTTGCTGTTGCCTTTTATCTTGCTCCAGTCATGAAAATAATAGTATGCTGGTATCTCACCATCATCATTCATCTTT